AGATGGCTCACCTGTTAGTAATCCTGTACCTAAAGGTAAGATTAAAATTATTGTAGCTAAAGTTCTTAAGAAACTTAAAGTTAAACCTACAGTTACAGTGGTATCAAATGTAGAAGAACTACGACAGACTAATCCTAAGTTATTTCAAAGAGCAGTAAAAAGCAGACCTGACTTTACTACCACTCCTGCTGTAGGTTTTTCAGTAGGTGATCAGATTATTATCTTTAGTGACTACGCTAAGAGTGAACAAGCTGTACATTTTGTTATAGCCCACGAAGCACTAGGTCACTTTGGATTCAGAGCATTTATGCCTGATTCTAGGCTTAATGCTATCTTTAGAGATATATACAAAACAGATGCCCATATCCGTGCAGTTGCTGACAGAAAGATGGAAGCAGGTATGGGTTTACAAGAAGCAGTCGAAGAAGCAATGGCTGATGCTGCAGCTTATCTAGATACTAGTGTTGTTGCTAGGTTCTGGGCAGCTGTAAGAAACTTCTTAAATAGAATTGGTATGACATTCCAAGACGACCTTGCCCGGTACCTACTAAGTCAAACGCGTAGAAACTTACGGTCAGGTGGTAGTGGTACAGTATCAGGTCTACAGCTAAGCAAAAACCTTAAACGACTATCACAGGACAGCTTGTATGGACGCTTTAGTCTTGAAAATGATCGAGCTGATCTAGCTTCTACATTGTTCGCTATGTATGGAATGAACAAAAAAGCTGGCCCATATGGTTCATTCGAAGGAGTAAAGAACCTAGTTAAGAATGCTAAGAATATAAATAACACCAACGCAGCGGCAAACTGGATAGGTGAAGCCCTAGAAAATGTACAAACATTAGATAATGTAGCCACTCGTAATGAAGGTTTATCTGCAATATTTAAGATATTCCAAGCTCAATCAGCTAGAGTTAAACGACTTCATGCTGAATATGAGAAGATGACTGCATACTCACATACACCTAGTTGGTTTGGTGTAGCTGGAGGGCCTACTGTAGAAGAACTACAACAAGCAGGTGAGCTACTGGCTTATGCTGCTTTATATAAAGGTAAAGCTGTTAATGATCAGATGATTAGAGATATGCCTAACCTAGCAGTATCTGATGCAAATGGTAATGTAGTTATTGATAGTAATGCTTTTGAAAGAATCAAAGCCGCTGGTGAAGTAACACAACAAGAATTTTTAGATGGTATCCAAGTTACTCTAGATGTAATCGAAGGTAAGGATAACGTACAACCACAACTATATAAACCTGATTTTCCAATCACAGAAAACGTATGGCGTATTTATACTGAGCAACGTAATGCAGTAAACCAAGCTGCGCTGGATGTGCTTGAAGCTAACCTAGGTGCTGCACTTGATCAAAAAAATGAAGCATTAGAAACATTTAAAAATGTAGTTGGTTCAGCAGGTAATTCTCCTACCACTGTAGAAATACAGACATTGCGTAGAGTTATTGAAGAATACTCTAACCTTTATAAAGAAGGTGCAGTTCAAGAAGGTGCAGGATTAAAATACAAAGAAGAATCTGTAGCAAAAGCTAGAACTTTTATATCAGCTATTAACCGTGCAATGCACAATGACCAGAAACTAAACGACTGGAAAGCAGGTACAGATAATACTGCTGACTTCCAAGGTGAACAATACCAAGATATTATTGCAGGATTAGAAAGGTTAAATGCTTTAGGTCTACGAGAAAAGCAAGCTTATAACATAACCAATGCTATACAAAACATTTACTTACTAGATGTTAAGAATGCCAATGCAGAGTTTTTGGCTAAACGAACAATAATGGGAGCGTATGTACCATTTACTAGACGTGGTAAGTTCCAAATCATGGTTAAAGCTTATGATGCTAATGGTAAAGCAGTTGAAATGGATGAGGCATATAAGAGTTCAATGCCTTACTTCCAAGCTAATAGCCGTGTAGAAGCTGCAGAAATCCAACAGAATATAGATGAATCATTCGGTGATGCTGACTTTACTGTATTAAATGCTAATGGAGAAGAAGTTAAAGTTAAGTTTGCTGCTGAATATAGTGCAGCAAGACAGTCACCACCTATTACACACTCAGTAAATCTATCAGAATTTGTTGATGTTTTAACTAGATTAAACATAAACATTACACCACAAGAGCGTGAACGTATTGTTGTGTCTTTAACTAGACAAGGTGAACGAGCGCGGAGAGGTCTACAAAGATCAGGTGTAGCAGGTTGGGATACTGATGTTGTTCGTAGTGTATCAGAACACTTAGAAACTCAAGGTCATCTAGCAGGTAAAACATTCTATAGACATAAACTAAATAGAATTATGCTTGATAACTCTATGTGGAGAGGTAATCCTGAAAAGCTTAATCGACTTGAACAAGCTATGCTTAGAGCAGAAAGACAAGGTGATCCTGAAAGAATTAAAACTGCTCGTCAAGAATATGATGAGTATGCTTCTATGTACCAATACTCAGCTGACGTAGGTGCAAACAAAACTGTTAATTTATATGGTGCTTCTGAAACAATTACAGGACAACTTAAACCAACCAGAACAGTTAAGAAAGTTAAGACTGAAGGTAGAGGTGAGTATTATAGAGAGCAAGCTAAGAGAACTCTTGCTTGGTTTACTGATGCAGCTAACATTGATCAGTCTACTGAAGACATACTGTCAGGTGAAGTTGGTTCTAGGTTTAAACTAGTTGCAGTATTATTTCAGTTAGGTGGTTCATTTGCTACCGCTGCAATTAACGCAGTATCTATGGTAACTCACTCTGTACCATATCTAGCTACTTATAATCCAAAACGTGGTTACGGTGGTGGGTTTGGTTTTACTGCATCAGGTGCAGGAATGATTCGTGCTGCTTCTAATATGAAGAACTATAAACTAGCTGAGTTTGCTTATGTAAATGAAGTAGCTAATGGTGAGAACGCTGCACAACTACAAGAAAAACATGGTCTAAGCCAAGATGAAGCCGATGCTTTATTTGAAGCTACAGGACAAGGTGTTCTTCAAGCTGCTCAATTTAATGCTTTAGTTGGTACAGCTAGAGGAGGAGTAAACAGTAACCAAACTGCTTCAGCTATTAAAGGGTGGATGTTTATGTTCTCTCTTACTGAGCAGATGAATCGTAGAACTACCTACCTTGCTGCATACAGACTAGAACGAGATCGTCAATTAGCAGCAGGTGCAACACAAGAAGAAGCACAAGCAAAAGCGCAAGAGTTTGGTCGTAAGGCTGTTAACACCTCTCAAGGTGAATACGCTATGTATAACAGACCTGAAATGGCTAGAGGTAACATAGCTCAATACATATTTATCTATAAACAGTTTGTCATTATCAGTGTCGAACTGATGAAAGGTATGAATTATAAAGGAAGGTTATACTTCTTAGGTCTACTTCTACTAGCATCTGGTGTTAAAGGATTACCATTTGCTGACGACTTGATGGACTTAGTTGATACACTTGCTCAAAAGTTTGGTATCAAGATGGCAAGCATAGAGAAAGAACTTGCTCAGTTGTCTGACTCTCTTATCCCCGGATCTTCACCGTATGTAATGAGAGGTCTAATGGATAGGTTTACTGGTGCCACAATCTCAACAAGGCTTGGTTTTGGTGATTTGGTTCCATTGACTGGAGCATTTAAAGCAGGCTCAGACCCATGGCGAGAAGTAGAAAACTTCTTTGGGCCAGTCTATAATGCAATGCAGGAGGGTTTGTTTACAGGTGGTAGGCTTCTAAGTTACGGGGCTGAGACAGTAGGACTAAAAGATGATACAACTAACTTCGTAGATATTCTTCGTGATAATCCTATTGCTGCGCTACGAGGTGTAGCAGATGGTTATACATATCTAAGCGATGGAAGAATTACTAATTCCAAAGGTAATGTTATCTCTAATGATGTGCCTATCTCTACAGCTATATTCCGAATGCTAGGTTTCTATCCTGCTGTAGCAACATTACAGAATGATTTAGTTCGTATCAGTAAGTTTTCAGATGCTTATGTAAAATCAATGAAGATGAAGTACACTCAAGCATATGTAAAAGCTAGATTGAATAATGATATACCTGAGATGAATCGTATTGTGCAGATGGTTAATGAACATAACCGTACACACAGAAACACAGAGTTTGAATTTAAAGGGTTTGTTAGGTCTGCTAATCGTTCATACAACGCAGCTAAGAAGCCAACACTTCTAAGGTATAAGAAGTATGCCCCTAGAAATATCAGGTCTGAACTAGATGAGTTAATGGAAATCTATGGTATTGACCCTGAGGATTTAAAATAACCATCTCTATAAAAGCAGTGTCTATCTATACAAGTGGTTAGACTAAACCTCTTTGCCCATGTAGGACTAACATAATCAGCATGATAATGCGTAGCACCATCAGTTAAATCATACACTTCATGGTTAGATACTACTGCAAAAGCTAATGCTTCTGCCTTAGAATAGGCGTATTCTTCATATATATTCTCGGGTTTTCCATCACAGTAGAAACTAAACTGGCACTTATGTTTTTTCATTTGACCAGATTCATGCCTCATACCTTCAGTAACCACATCACATACATTGTCAGGATACCTAGGGTCTTCTACTCTATTAAGTATTACATGACCAACAGCCATTTGTGCGGCAGTAGATTCAGACCTAGCTTCAAAATATATAGCGTGAGCCATACATATCATTGCGGTTGCTGCTTCTAGTAACATCACTTCACCATAGAAAATTGTCCGTAAGTCAGATCATCAGCAGCTGTGTCAGCATTCTCCAATAAGTTTTGGAATCTTGGATGTATTAGGTTGAGTCCCATTACATAAGTTTGTGCTAACTTAACAGGTGTATCTTTACCCATAGATGCTTTCTCAGACTTAGGAGTAGCTATTGCATTCTCAAGAACAAGTTCTTCTTTGAGTGATTTGTAGTCAGCTCCTCGAACAGACAACCATTTACGGAAGTGGGTACGGTCTATCATCATTGTACCTTTATCAAATGGATCTGCTGCTGACTTACGATATACATCAAGACGTACACGAATATCATTTCTAGGCATACGACTAAAGTCAGGTGCAGGTTTCTGTCCTGCTGTGTGCATTACAGTTACTTGTGCTTCTGCAAAATCTGCCATGTATTCAGCTATTAAATCAAACGAATCAAACTGGTTTTCTTTAACTGTTCTACGGATAGCGCCAATCTGAGACAGAATCCATTCAGTAGCTTTTCTATAATCAAACTGTATTAATCCCCATTCATCAGCTAGCTTCATACCTAAGTCAGCTAATATAATAGACTGCTCCCAGTATCTTTCTTGACCTGAGAACTGTGCTTTATACCTAGCACGGAATGTTGATGATGCTTCTGCAATGGCTGATTGTATCCCTGCTTCACCCATCTCAACTAGATTTCTTAGGTAAGTACGACCTACATGACCATAATGAGAATGGATAGATTCATATATTCTCTTACCAACATTAGTATCTCTAGTGAATAATGGTGTGGCAGGTACAGTTATTTCTAATAACCTAGCCATCTGCGCATCTGTATCTAGTCCGGATGCAATCAGTTTGCTTTGTAGAGACTTGTTGGTAGATACTATGACAGGTGTTGCCCATGTTTTAGCATCACGTTCTTCAGCATTACGATTAAGTCTTGCTTTATCTCTACCTTGTGACACCCAATAACAGAAGTCACCGACCTCTTT